AAGAACCAGCAGTGGCAAAGACTCTACATCGGGATTGTTGTTTGAAGTTAGCCAAAACAAACGAACATTTCTAGCATACACACTAGAAGATGAACAAAGAGATGTTAAAGTCTGGGGTGAAACTCGTATCCCTGCTGGTACGTACAAGTTAGAATTAAGAACTGAAGGTGGATTTCATAATAGATATCTTAATAAATACGGTAATACTTTTCACAAAGGTATGATACATGTAAAAGATGTACCAGGATTTGAGTACATACTATGGCATACAGGTAACACAGATGAGCATACAGCTGGTTGTTTAATACTAGGTAACACACAAACTAACAATCGTATAGCTAAAGATGGGTTTATTGGTAATAGTGTTGACGCATACAAGTTTGTATATCCGCGTGTAGTGTCAGCAATAGAAGCAGGTATAGATGTTGAAGTAGAATATATAGATTATGATGGAGATGTCAAAAAAATATCTAATAAATCTACTGATGATGTCATACTAGCAGGGTCAGTAATGGATAAATTATCAGAGATAAGTGGCGAAATTCAAATTTTGTCTGCTAAACTAGATGGCAAAAGGATAGAGTAATGGCAAGACCAACACAACCGTTTAAATCAGGTAGCAGTAAGCTAGGAGCTTTTGATGCAAGCGATTACACAGAAGGTGGAGAATACTCACCATCTAATGACCCATTAAACCCTAAAGTTAAAGATGATTTTATAGGTGGAGATATGCATACTCAAGAAATTTTATATGCAGATGATGTTAAAAAAGGTGGCTCTACTGCAGGTGGTCCATTGTCAAACCCAACACCTTACGGTGATGTAGGTAGTGGAGATGCTGTACCATTCGAAGGTCAACAAAGACAAATGTTATCTGCTGATATTGATATAGAAAAAGCTATAGAAGATGCATTAGATTTTGAAATAGATGCTTTAGAAAAAGCACAAGGTATTGACCCTGTAGCAGAAATGAAAGCTACTAATAGAATAAAAGAATTACAAAATGAGCTAACTAAAGCTTATGAATCTACTAAAGCAAAAAAATCTACTATGGGTGAGACCTATGAAACTAGAGCTTTACGTAAAAGAGTTCAAGAAGCTTCACCTAAAATTAGTCCTGCTGAATTAGAACTTACAATAGAAGACACTAAACCATTACCTACCACAAGTAAAGGTAAAGGTCCTGGTATTAGAAATGCACAATCAATTATAGATACAGGTATAGAACGTAGAATAATCTCACAAAAACTAATAGGTGGTACTAAAAAGAATCCTAATGTCGAATATTCACAAGCTCGTAGTTCATTAGGACAAGGTAATATAGAAAATGAATTACGTAAATCTGCAAAGATTGAACAGTACGGTGCTCCTATAAAAGAAAGTGGTCCTAATCAAAATGTAATTCAAAGAAATGTTCCTTATGATTATAATATAATGAAAGAAATGAATCCAAAATCTTCAGACAAAGCAGGTATTTTAGGTGAAACATTAGAATCTAGTGTACAAGAAGATATAGATGCAGAAAGAACTGGTCGAACTTCGTCCTTAGTAAATAAAAAAACTGGTAAACCTTTACTACCTAAACAACCACCATATAGTGGTCCTCAAATAGAAACAGGTGAAGGTGACTTTAATTACCAAACATCTATTGAAGGTAAAAAAGCTGCAAAAGCTAGAGAATTTATGAATGACTTTGATGATTCAATAATAGATGATAACCCAGGTATAGAAATGATTGACTCTGATAGTAATACTACTCCAGGTGGTAGAAAAATTAAAGGTAACTTTAGTAAAGGTAGTACAGTATCAGGTAATGTAGTTAACAAAACTACACCTGATAATCCTAGACAAGTATCTAGTGGTAGAAAACCTAACATAGTTAATGAATATAATAAAGCTAGACAACAAGGACTTGATTCAGCTAGAGCTTTAAAGAATGCACAGCGTGAAGCTAAACTTAATAAACTAAAAGGTAAAGGTAGGGGTAAAGGTAAACTAGCTACTACCTTATTAGTAGGTGGATTGTCTGCATACATCGCAGGTCAATCAGATAAGCTAGATAAATAATGTTTGCACAAAGCAAAAGAAAAAGAAAATCCGATGGGACGTTTCAAAAAAACGTGTGGTGGACTCCTTGGAATGACGCTTGGAGTTATAAAATGAGTAATCAATTAAAAGATATGATTGAAAGAACTGTATGGACCTTTATTGAAGCGTTCATAGGTGCGTTAACAGTTGCTCCTCTAGTTGGTGTAGATGCTGAAGTACTTCAGTTAGCTGCATTAGCTGGTGGTGGTGCTGCACTTGCAGTTATTAAAACATATGCTAAGAAACAAATAACAGTTAGTAAATAATATGCCTAGAAATATTAAACGTATAGAAGGTGCAGGTATGGGTGGATATCGCGGTGATATTTTATCAGCTAAACAAGCAGAACAAGTTGCTCGTGGTATGAGTGGTGGTCGTATAGGAGCTGGAGCAATTACTTTTGAAGGTTGGAAAGACCATTTAGATGAACCATTACCTAAAGGTGATTACGGAATATCAACAGGTACTATTAAACCAGCTGATATAAAAACTTGGGAAGATAGAAACACTGATAACATTGGTAGCAAATTAAACGGTCCTAAGAAAATAAAAGGTAATCTTAAAAAAAGAGATAATAGAAGTTATATTGAAAAAAGAGCTAGAAAAAAATCTAATGGATAAAAGTTATGGTGTTGGTGCAGGACACAGAGGTCTTGGACGTAATGAACTAAACAAACGTATGAAACAACATACTGCTCTTAGAAATAAAGCTATTAAAAAAGGCAGTAATGCATATGATGATTATAAAGAAATGGATAAACTTATAGGTTCATTTGGTAGTGAAGCAGGATTTCCTACTAAAGATGCTAAAGAATATAAACAACGTAAAATTAAAACAGGTAACGCTCAATTTAAATTAGCTAGGAAATATAACACTGGATTAAAAAAACTTTACTTTGACAAGTGACGTCCGTAGTTTAGTCCACATACTTTCTTTTTAAAAAACCCTGTAATAAATCTCTATAAGCAACTGAGGAACCCTTTTGTTGTCGTCCATCATATACATCGTGATGCCATTTACATAACATAGCTACATTATCCATACTAAATTTACGTTTCTTGTTACCGCCCATTCCTATACCATGTATATGTGCTAGCTCTAACCATTTGTTATCGTTACAATTAGCCCACTCACAGCGTCCTCCAGCCCTTTCTAGAGCAGCTTCTCGCATTTGTGACAAGTTATCCATTGATATCATACATAGTATATTTAAGTGTAATTTCTTCGTTAGCTTTAATAGGACGTAAAGGAAATAAATGATTGACATAAGTACCCTGCATACGTCTTACTTCGCAGTTAGGATTGTCGCTATGGTTTATAAATCCTCCTAAAGGTGTACGTATTACTTGTCCTTTATCGTCCATAAATACGTGTGTTACACCTATACTTGTCTCTAAGTCACGTATAGCCCTGATTGTAAACAGACCTAAACCTTCTATCTTGCTAGGTTTTATAGTTAAATACTTAGGTAAAGGTCTGTATGTAGGTGAACTATCCATATACTGTAAAGTATTTTCCACTTGGCATGTCCCATGTTTTTATAAGGTCTTGCCATCTGAATTTATCTTTAGCAGATGAACCTTCATAGACTGCATTAGATACATGCATAAACAATTGTGTACTACATTTACCATTTACTTTACCTATACTTGATTCAGCCATACCGAATAGTTTATCTATATAACGTAATGTATTTTCTGTAACTTCTCCTACATCTTTAGCTGTCTTAGGTCTCATTGCATGGTCTAAGTCAGGTAACTTTTCACCTTTAGCTAATGTAATTCTTCTAGGACATAGCTTTGACTTCCGTATAGTTTCTATGTCATGCGTTAAAGATACTTGTAAGTTAAGTGTTTCTCTGTCTATATGATACATAGCCCATATAGGTACATTTTTATCAGTAATACCTAACAATCTTCTACCACCAAACTCAGTGGCTTGTGATGCTAAGCTTTCTTTAACAGCAATCCAAGCTCTATATTTTTCTTTACTTGTCATATCAACAATGTCTTGTCTTGCTTCTTTAGATGCGAACTTCTTAAATGAGTTCATGTTCCTCCTTTATATATTCTGGATAGCATGGTTCACAATAGTGTTTATTGTTAATTTCTCCACCACCATTATGTGTATGTGAATATCTACCACAACCTTCACAAAGTAACCAACCACCCATTACTCTTCTTCTAACTGAGATAGATGATGATTGTAATCTTTTACAAATTTTTCCATCAAGTATCTTAATGCTATTGTGTCAGGTGCTACATTAAATGTATCACTTCCACATGCTTTACTAAATCTTTGCGCCCACACTTTCATAAATCGTGGATGATTAAAGATATTAATATTTTCTAAATTTATTTTTTGTTTATCATTCATCTATATGTTCCATCTCTTCCTCTAATTTATCTATACATGAATTACAATACTCAACTAAATCAAATGTAGTCATATAACTTTTACCACATATCTTACAAATTAAGTTTAAGATGTCGTCAATATCTTTACGTAACTGTTCGTCTCTGTTACGCCAAGTCATCTGCATCTCCATAATTTTTTTGACAATAGTCACAGTAAGCTACGTTACTAATCTTGCATACTGTAAGTATTACTCCACAACATTTCATTATCAGTTCCTTTCCAACAATGTTTACTACTGTTCCAGTGGTGCCAGCCGTCATTGTAGACTAGCCAAGCTGCGTATCTTGTAGCAACTTCTGGATTAGTTCTTTCTCCTATTATACCAAGTTTAGATTTTAACCAAGCCCAAGTATTGTCATTAAATTGCCAGAGTCCAACGTCATTCGTACCGTCAGTGTTTTGTCCCACAACTGTAGGTCTTCCACTGCTTTCACAGTAAATAACCTTTAAGGCACGAACAACGTCTTCATCTTTAAAATAACTTTGTACTATAGGTTGCCATTCTTTTACAAAGTACACCATATAGTTTGTTTCTTGGCACTCTACGTACTCAGTTAATTCAACAGGTGTCGGTGCTGTTACCCACAGACACGCTGCTAAAACAAATTCTATCATTAGCTAATGGTAGTTTTAGTAGGTAACTTAGTGCAGTAGTAACTGACAAGTCCCTTAGTCTTAGTTTGCAGTGTAGTTATTTCATAACCTTCTGCTCTTAAGTTAAAGAGTATCCCACCAAATCTATGGCAGTATAACTCTCTTACAAATTCCCAGTTAGTTATAGGGTCAGAGTCCATAAACTCTTCTAATGCCCAAGCTACTAACTGTGTTTTACTTTTAATATAAGAGGGTACAAGTACCCCTCTAAATGCACTAGGTATCATACTGATTCTCCATCTAAGTTCCATTCTTTAGGTAGGTCTGAGTTATCAAGCCACCAAGACTTACGCCATTTACCACTATGTCCTCCGCATATTACGGGGTCATTAGTGCTGCAGGTAAA